GATTACTGAAAGCTGAGGCCGGAAAATAGCCCCAGTGGGGCGCCCCGCTAACCCTTTAGGAGCCTCTCATGGCCGCTATTTCCGAAAACTACTCCGGCGGAACATTTCTGTCGGACCTGGTAACTCGCCCCGAGTTTCTGCAGTACACCGCCGAAGGCATCTTTGAGCAATCAAAGTGGATCCAAGGCGGCATCGTGCAGCGCAACGCCGCTCTCGATGCTCGTGCGGGTGGTACTCGTGTGCGTGTGCCTTTCCACGACCCCATCTCTCCCACCGAGGAGCAGATCACTTCAGGCAGCGCCTGGGGAACCTCCGGGGCTGGTTATCTGACCCCTCAGGGCACCTCGGCAGACGAGCAGATCATGACTCTGCTGCACCGTGGCTTCAGCTACGCCGCTGACGACCTGAGCAAGCTCGGTTCCGGCGCTGACCCCTTGGCTCACGTCCGCAACCAGCTGTCTGCAGCCATCAACAAGCTGAAGACCGCCACCCTGAAGGCTCAACTTCTCGGCCTGTTCGGAGGCATCACTGGCGCTGGCATCCTCGGCCCCAACCAGTACGACGCCACTGGTACGACTTCCGCTACCGAAGCCAACTATCTGACTGTTGGCAACCTGATGCAGGCCAAAAACCTGCTGGGTGAGCGTGGCGAGGAGATCGACACCATTGCGATGCACTCCTCTGTTGCTTACTACCTGCAACAGATCGGAATGCTGACCTTCAGCACCTCTGCACTCGCCGCTTCCGGCGCTGTGACCTGGGGCGCTGGCGGCATCGGCGTTTCCCAACCCGAAGTCGGCACCTTCGCTGGCCTGCGTGTTGTGATCGACGACCAGCTGTCCTCCCTGGCTGGCGGTACTGCGACCCACATCGTTAAGTACCCGATCTACATGTTCAAGTCGGGCGTTGTGTCCGAGGGCATCCAACAGGATCTGCGCCTCGCCGCCGACCGCAACATCCTGTCCATGCAGGACGTGATCGCCGTTGACTACCACTACGGCTACCACATCAACGGCACCAAGTGGAACGTCGCTGGCGACAACCCCACCAACGCCGCAACCACCGGCAACCTGGCCGACACCGCCAGCTGGGCACTTGCCTACAGCACCACCAAGATGATCCCCGTGGTCCGTCTTCTGGTGAACACTCCGTTCGACACTTCCGTGTACGCTTGATACGGAGACGCAGGTGTCAGAGCCCCCGCAAGGGGGCTTTTTTATTGCCTCAGAGTCCGAGCCGCATCCGCTCTTGCCTTTCAAACACCTCGACGGTGTTGGACACTATTTTGTATGACCTCAGCACCAGCTGGTTCACAACCTGGTACGACATATCAAGTCGATCAGCGATTTCAGGCACAGGAATGCCTTCATTACGAAGACTCCGCACTTCTTCCGCCACATCAGAGAGTTTCCGAGGCTCGGGTTTCTTACGAGGCTTGCGAGTCTTTTTCTCTTCAACAACCTCTTCTTTGGGCTCATCTAGGATGTCGATCAAAAGATCTTTGCTGTCCTCAGCCATGAGAATGGTCCGATTGTTCACCCTTAAGGATAGTACAAAATCGTTTATCGACGTTCCAGCAGAGAGCGCACAGGAAGCCCAAGTAGAGGTCGAAATGACTGGTGGAGCGGTTTACCACGCCCAACTATTGCCAAAACCGACAAAACAACGTAAGGCTAGACTGAACAAAAGATTGTACTGACTGTTGTGGCTGCTGTAATCGACGCCACTTTGCAAGGCGCCAACTCAAACAGCTACGTGTCGCTAGCTGAAGCAAACACCTATTTTGAAACCACCCCAGAAAGCAGCACCTGGGACGATAAAACAGACGACCAGAAGAATCGCGCAATCATTAGCGCCACACGTTTCCTAGACGTTCTTAAATACTACGGTAAGCGTTGCACCGAGACCCAAGCACTGAAGTGGCCGCGCAAAGACTTCACCGTTGACACGGTAGAACTTGCCTGCACTTTCATCCCCGACGAAATCAAAACCGCAACCTTCGAGCTGGCACGCGCCCTCGCCAACAACACCGATGCTGTAACTGGCAGCACCGGCACGACTGGTCTTTACGACGAGGTTGAGCTTGGCGACCTCAAGGTCAAGTACAACACCAAAACTCAAACCCCCGGCGTCACCAACAACATTTTCGACGAGTATCCCTGGCTGCAGGGCTACATCGGCGCATACTGCATCGGTGGAGCGACGAATTACAACGTGAAGCTGCTGAGGAACTGAGATGTCGAGAATTGACGATACCTTCAAACAGATCCCCGGACGGTTAATGGCCGACTGGGGAAGCGACATTACTTACGTCAAAACCAGCACCCCACGTAACTACGACCCAACCACCGGAGACGTTAATGGCGCCGACGTCGAGGTCACAGTCAAAGCTGTAATTAGCAACATCTCCTCCCGCGAACAGGAAGGTCTCTACCAAACCACCGACCTCTCCGTATTGATTGGCAACGAGGAGCTTGGAACGTACTTCCCCACCGAAGCCGACCGCATCCGTTACCCGCAGGCAGGTGTAACCCGCGAAGGCAAGATCATCAGCGTTCGCAGTTACCGAGGCGACAACCCACTTTTCCACCAACTCATCGTGAGGCCGCAGTAATGGCAAAAAGGTACAAGCCTGGGGATTTAAGTCGTCAAGCTCGAAGGGACATTATCAACGCGGCCCGAAATTCGGCAAAGACCATCCTTAATGATTTAGCGGAAGCTGGCCCTAACTGGAGCGGGGACTTTTTGAACAGCTGGGTCACTTACGCACCGGGTGTTGGCTCTGGTTCCGAGTCCGGCTACCCGTATCTAATTAAAGACATGCCAAATATCCCAGACACCTACGCATCGGTCAACAGAGACGTAAAAATCAGTATTAGCAACACAGCGCCCCATGCAATGCAGGCCATGGACCTAGAGGAGGGTAAGTTTATATCCGTTGGGGATCCCTTGGGCTCAGTCGTACTCGAAGGAAAGCGCGTCGGTTCAGGTCGTGCAGACATTAACACCTCTGTAGAAGGGACTTCGAGAGCAACAGCCCCTGCCGACTGGTTTGTTACCTATGTGAACAGCACAGGTATTTTAGAAGCAATGGGCAAAGGAGTAGATATTGCTTTTGCCTCCAGCAACTGATGAACTATCAAGCAATCCGCGCTGCTGTTGAGGGTCCAATCCTCACCGCTTTCAACAACCTTGTACCCGAAGTACCGGTTTACTTCGACAACATCACAGCTGTACCAGCCAACACCACGACAGAGTACGTCCGTGTGAACGTTACTTTTAGCGCAACAACCGACCCTACGCTCACCACAAGTTTAGATAACGCTCGTGGCGCGGTCGTCATCCGTGTTTTTACTGAGAAGGGTCGCGGTCCTGCCCGTAACCAAGAGCTACTGAACACAGCCGTTACAACGCTGACGAAAATCCAAGACACCGCAAAAACAGACTCAGGGGTGTTCTTTAGTATCGGACAAATAAACGGCCCGACTTTTTCATCAACTGATCAATCCCCCCACTTTGTGGGCCGAATTGACACCGGTTATGTAGCTACAGATCTGACATAATTAACCGCTAACCTGTAAGAAGCCGGGCAGTGCCCGCAGAGATCCTTACTTCTTGGTACGCCCTATGGCATCCACTGTTCTGTCCGGCACTTCGGGTGCCCTCTACTACAAACCCGCCGGAACGCTGGCAACTTTTGTCAGTGCCGACGTAGACACCGTTGGTGATGAAATCACCGTCCCTACCTACCTGAACTTTAAGGTGGGTGATCCGGTGAACTTCAGCGTTGTAAACACCACTACAGGTGGTGCGGGCACTGGAACCCTCCCTGCAGGTCTAACCGCTGGAACGACCTTCTACGTCATCGGTTACACCGCTTCAACCGGTGTTCTTCAGGTTTCGGCAACTGAGGGCGGGTCTACCGTTACTCTCACCGACACGGGTACTATTACCGGTGCTAACAAGTTCCAGGTGGAGTACGACGCATTCGTCAACGTAGCTCAAGTGCGTGAATGGTCTTTCGAGATCAACCGTGCTGAGATCGACGTAACTACTCTTGGCGACACCCCTGGGCAGTACGTTCCCTTCCGGTCCTACATTTCTGGCTTCGGTGACGGCACCGGTTCATGCACGGTCTACACCACCGACGAAGATGCTTCGTTGAGCAACCGGATGATCGAAGACGTGCTGCAGCGTCAGCAAGTTGGTGCAAGCTTCAAGCTTTACACTGACCGCGTTTTCACCAGTGGCACCTTGGACGACACTAAGAGCCGTTCAATCGAGTTTGATGCCATTTTGACTTCTGCAAGTCTCACCATCAACCCCGATGACGCTCAATCGGTGAGCATCAACTTCCGTCCCTCCGGCACACCCACCTTCGATCTCAGCCAAACCGCCTGATCTATCTAAAGGTACGGACATCAAGCCCCGGCAAAACCGGGGCTTTTTTATTGTTACTCGCTACAGTATGAGAACAGAGTATTACTTTCATGCCTGGTCCGATTCGCGCTATTGACCGTCTCCGCAAGGCCGCAAATCTCCAGCCTGAAAAGCGGGAGGCAAAGCTTTCTGACGGCAGCATTTTTGAGATGTGGGTCAGCCCTCTGACCATGGCCGAGCGTGAACGCGCTCAAAAGCGTGCAAAGTCAGATGATGCAACCGCTTTCGCCATGCAGCTTTTGCTGACCAAGGCCAAAGACGAGAACGGGGCCAGCCTCTTTTCTCCCGGCGAGGTAGACATTATGAAGAACGAAGTCAAAGATGCTGACATCCAAGCTCTCATGCTGGCGGTACTGACCAACGACAACGAAGACGAAGAGGCGATGGACCCAAAAGACTGATTGCGGAGCTTAAACAAGACAACTGGCTCATGCTGCAGTTCTACATTGCTAAAGAACTGGGCATGAGCCTGTCTCAAGTCCGCACAACAATGACCCAGGAGGAAATTCTGGGCTGGAACGCCTTCTTCCACATCCAGAGCGAACAAGAAAAGGAAGCCTACGAAAAAGCCAAACGACGCCGATAGACTGTATTAGGTCTTTCGGTTTCTTGGCGTGGTCAGCTATAACGCGCAGATAAAACTGATTCTTCAGGCTAAGGAAGCTCTAGCCACGTTAGCGAAGTTTGAAAAGCAGCTAAATGGCATATTAGATAGTAATAAAAAGATTGAAGATGTAGCAAAAAGGAATAACACTACAGCAGACCGAGTTGCCAAAGATGCAGCTGAAGCGATACTGGACTCCAAAAAGTTAGTAGAACAGAAAAACATTCAATTAAAAACGGAACAGAGAATTCTTGCAAATCGAATTGCGCTTAATTCTGCTTTTACATTATTTGAGCGCAGGGTTAAGCAAATAAACCGTGCGGGGGGAGCAAGAACAGAGGCTCAAAGGCAAGAGCTGGAGCAGCTAAAACAAATTGTTAACTCAAACAGAGATAATTTAGAGCTACTAAATAGATCTGCTACTGCGGCTGGTCGGATTCTTGAATACGCCCGAGAGGAGAATAGGGTAATGGCCAAGGGGGCGGAATATAAATCAATCAATACCGAACTTGTTAAAAGACTGAGCATTTACCGTGAACTCGGCGTAACCGAAGGCAGGTTAAGGGAGCTTATAGAAGCCCAAGCGGAGTTTTCGCAAAGAATTTCGCGTAACCAATTTGATATTGCAGCGGCTGCAAAACAACAATTCGAGCGAAAAGCAAAAATTTTAGACATTGAGCTAGGTCTTACCACAGCAGCGCAGAAAAGCTCGCGGCTTGAAGAGTTGCGGGCAGAAGCTGCTGAACGTCAGCTTCGAGCACGCCTCGCCTTAGCCGCCCTTGAAGTTCGCGGTCCCGCAATTTCCAGAAACCTGCCCCAACTTCCGCCAAGTCTTCCGAACGTATCTAGGCTTTCCCCCAATGTAGTTCCCGATTATTTCACCCAATTACAGCAAGCTTCAGGGCGCCTGTTACCCGGCACCGTAACTTCGCTAGAAGGTCTGCCTTCCATGTCAGGTGGGGCCAGGCCACGATTAAACTTTAACCGTTCTGAAACCGAGTTTTTAGGCGGTCGCCGCACACTTGACGACGCCCTCTATGCACTCCGTGCAGTACAAAACATCCCGCAGAGCCCTTTACCGCCTCAGGCAGTTGCTCAGCAATTACAGCAAGCGCTTCCCAGCACCGATCAGCTTGCTCAACGGTTGCAGCAGACAGCCATACAACGTGGGGCGGATTTTGCTAACGGTTCTCAATTACTAGAAGCCCTCCGCTTGCGGCCAGGCGAGTTTTTGCCAGGCACTCGTGCTGAAGGTCGTGTTCCAGGGAGTCTTGGCGGCACACAATATAAGTCGCCAGTAGGACCACAGCCCGCCAAGCGCCCTCCTTTAAGCGGCTTTGCCAACACGTTTACGCAACTTGGTCTAGGCGCAGGCTTCCCTCTGCTTTTTGGTGGTGGCGCTGGTCAAGTCGCTGGTGGTGCATTGGGTTCAATCATCGGCACCGGAGCGCTTGGTAGTTTAGGTGGTTTAGGTGCGGCAGCTGCTGCAGGAGGCCCCGCCGGTCTGGGGCTCCAAATCGCACTATCAGCTGCCGGTGGGCTACTTGAAGACAACATAACTAAGACCAAAAAGCTTCAGTCAGCACTATCCAGTTTGAATATGGACGCTTTAGCTGAAACTAGCCTCCAAGTAAGTGCTGAGCTACAGACTATAGTTAATGAACTTATTGCTGCTGGAAAGTATCAGGAAGCTTTTGCAGAGGTGTCAAAACAAGCCACGATTCAGACAGGCTTTTTCCCTGAAGACATAGAACAAGCAGCGGGACAGGCTAATTATTTAGGTTCGGCTTGGGAAAGATTTTCCACTTCTGTTGCATCTACAGCCGCAGTTATTGCGGGGCCAATCCTAACCGCTCTAGGGTTAATTTTAGATGGACTGTACGGAATTATCGCTGCCATGAACCTTGTTGTTGGATTTATTGGAAAGATCATAAGGATGATTCCCGGAGTCAAACCTGTATTAGACTTTATTGCTGATATAACGTTCCAGATAACAGACGAACAACGCAAACAAATTGCCGAAGCAGAAGAACGTGTCAGGTTGGCCGGTGTAGAAAACAAGCTGCAGGCAAAAACTCTTAGATTAAGCGCACAAAAGACAGCAGCAGATACCGCTAGCGGCCAGATTCTGAACGCCAATCTTGATTATGAAATTGAGATGGCAGAAATTCAAAAGAATACTGATGAGGCTCAAAGAGAAATCAATAAAAAGTACGCCTTCATGAATGGTCTTCGTGGAGAAGCCTTGTTCAAGGCTATGGCGCTAAAGAGTAGCGAAGAAACACAGCTGATTATCAAAGACGGTTTACTCAAAAAAGAAGCAAAACTTAAACAACTTCGAGCCACGGCTGTTGCTTTCGGCCAACAAGCCTTAGAAGCGGTGAAGCGCCAGACAGCAGAATTAAATACACAACTGAAAGTAAGAAGTGAGTTAGCAGCCCTTGAGGATATTGGCACGCAGGGTGAACTCCTAAGCGTACAACAACAACTTAAAAAAGCTCAATACATAAAAGACTACAAAGATCAACTGCAGCAAGTCACTGAGTTAATCAATAGGGAAGCGCAGATCGAGACCGAGCGTGCAGACAAGCGATTAAATGGGCAGCTTAATGAACTAGACACGCAGGATAAAATACTACAATTACAGGTAGCCCAATCCAGAGAGGCTGAAGCAAAGATTCAAAAGTATCTAGAAGAGCAGGGAGTCAACGCAGAAACTACTAACACTATAAAAGCGCAGCTAGACGCACAGAAGAGGAATACTAAGGAGCTGGAACGCGCCAGTGAACAGAGCGAGCGAATAAACAATGCAAAGCGTAAAACTCTTATTGCACAGAATGAATTAAACAAGAGACAAATTGAGATAACTAAATTTGAAACTTTACAAGCGGAGCAAGCAAGAATTGTAACACAGGAGTACGAAAAGCAAGCACAGGCAATTCAGGCTGCAGCTAGCAGAGAAACTCTTACCTTAGAACTCAGATCAAATCTGGCTTCTCAGCAGTTCCAGTTTGAAAAAGGCGTCTTACAACTCGCCATTGAAAAAGCCGAAGCAGACGGGAATACCGTTAAACAGAAAAAACTAATGATAGAGTTAGCAAAACTTGAGTTTGAAGAAGAACTTAGGAAAATCAAAGTTGTCGTTCAAAGAGCAGGTATAGAATTACGTCTTCAGCAAGCTATTGAAAAATCTATTAGGCAGAAAATCAAAGAAAATGCAGCGAACGTAGAAGTCGTTAAAAAACTTACAGAGGCGCTTGTTCTTCAAGAACTGCAGACAGAAGAAGCTAGCTTAAGACTTTCCTTTGCCGAAGAGGAGGCAAAAGTTCTAACAAAGATCGCTAAACAGCAACTAGAGCGTAAGATAGCTGAAGCGGAGCTAATCGACACAGCAGCTTCTGGGACGGAAAGAACAGCAGCGGCTGCCGGAAGACTCGCCTCATCACAGGAAAGAGCCGCTGGATCTGCTGCCTCATACGCCGCAAGCCTGGCACAGGCTGAGCGAGCAATAGGTCGTATTGAAACAAGACGAGCTACGTTTAATTTCTCTGCTGAAATTCAGGAACAAGTCAGAGGGGGCAGGACTTTTAGAAGTCCTGAAGAGCTTTTCGGGGTTTTACGCGAAGCTGAAAAACCGTTCAATGAACTCTCAGAAAAGAGCCGAGTGCTTGCTGAAGCGCAGCGAGTACAGCAGCAGTCTGTAGAGGCGTTGTCTTTGGGGATGGACACGTTTGCCAGGCGCCTGGAGAGTTATGCCGAAAACATTGCAAGGTCAGGAGGGGTGCTCGACGCATTCAACGCATCGAAAGAAGAGAGTGACCTTACACCATTTGCTACCGGGGGATATGTCTCAAGCCCGACTCCTGCACTTATCGGTGAGGCAGGCCCTGAATACGTCATCCGCGAAGACCAGATGAAAGAGGCCCTGGTCCGTTACGCTTCGGGCAAGCGTGGTGATGCGGTCATTCCTGACGGAAGCACTTCGCCTAGCATCAGTATCAAGACCGGCCCAGTCATGCAAGTTGGGGGGCAGGACTACATTTCTCGTGCTGACTTTGAACGCGGCATGAAAGAGATGTCCGCATCCCTGCTAACTACGATCCGCCGATCACCGTCCACTCGCTCAAGGTTAGGAATCTGATGGGCATCGCAAATGCAATGTTCTTCCGCGCCTACAGCGGCATCCAGAACATCTACAGATTTCAGAACTACGAGGTAGACACCAACGTAGACGGGTATGACTACGCCCCCTTTCAAACCTCAGAGATCGTAACTTCAACAACGGG